CACGCAGTACAGAGGCCAGGGCCTCCGCTATCTTGGAACGAACCAGGACGGTGTTGAGATGTACAGCTTCGCGGGAACCTACCTGGATGATGACGGCATCGTGAAGAGATACATTCCGGACGGAAAGCTCATCGCCGGAAGCGAAGGAATGCTCGATGTCTATTTCGGACCTGTCACTCAGGTCGAGGACGCAGGCGTGAACGCGCAGCATAAGACCTATATCAAGAAGCAGGTTCCGCTTCATTACGGCTCCATTGACAGCAATGCTGTCAAGAACCGTCTGACTTCCCGCCCGACTGTCATTCCGGAGAATGTCGATGGATGGGCAGTTGCGACGGTTCTCTGATGGAGGCTGCCTATGCTTGTGGCGAATCATTACGTCAAGGTTGATGGGGTCATTTATCTCCGAGGAGAAGTGATCCCGGACGACATTGCTTCTGTGAAGCGTGACTGGCTTGTTTCTGTCGGCGCAATCAGGGAGATGGAAGATTCTCCGTCTGACAATGCAGAAGCCGAAACAGAGCCGTCTGGCGAGTCTGAGGAGGAACCGGAGATCGGGATGAATCCTCCGGAAGAGCCGGATGAGAACACGGCAGCGCCGGAGATTGACGCGATGGCGGGTGTCGTGAGGACGCCGAAGAGGAGAAGAGGAGGAAAGAAGAATGAAGGTTAAGGTTCTTTCCACCTGGAAGGTGGAGGAGTACAACGCGAGCTACTGCGCGAGACTGATCGAGCAGGGAAAGGCTATTGCGGTCAAGGAAGCACCGGAGGCCGAGAAGAAGCCTGCGGCCGCAGCAAAGAAAGGCTGAAGAGATGTCACTGAAAGAGCGCATCCATGATGACATCACGCGATGCTTCATGCGCCAGGACCAGTTCGGGGAAACTCATTACTGGAATGGTGTAGCAATCCAGTGCGTGCCGGATGATGAGGAAGCTCTGAAGCGGAAGAACAACAATGTCAACGATATTTCGTGGGACAACAACTCACGGAATATCCTGCTCCATACTCCGCTTGAAGGATTTCCGGGAGGGGAACCGGAACCGAATACGCAGGTTGTATTCGACCGGAAGACGATGTTCATCCTTTCCGTCACCAACAACATGGGTATGCTCGACATTGAACTGCTCGCAAGAGATCCGAGGGAGATGGTGTAGTGAGGACGACAGAAAGGCTGAAAGCCCTGAAGAACTGGGCTTATAAAAATCTCTGCGAAGGAAGGATCATGAAAGCCCCGGCCCCAAATATGGACGTGGCGAAGATCGTCCGGAAGGAGCCGAAAGTCTATCTCGCCTGGGCACCGTCGAGAATGGACAAGTCCGGGACCCTGAAGGAAGAACCGACAAATGTGATTCCGGGAATCATCATCATGCCAAATCAGTCCTACGCGAAATATACCGAGGAGAAACGGTTTGACCGTTATAACAACGTACACCGTTCGCAGGAGATGGGGCAGCATTTGTCGGTTTCCATGCTGTTTTCAGTATACGAACCGGGAATCCGGCTCCCCGGATTTGTGGATTCGGCAGACGAAAACGGACAGGGACTTGACATCTCACTCATCGAGGAAGGGACCGAACAGGGACTGTTCACTCTCATGGACTGGATGGACGATTGCCTTGAATGCCTGCTGAGAGACAGGATGATTCCAAACACGGATCTTGCCCTGGAAGAGTCCACGATGGAGTACAGCCTTTACACCGACCAGAGCTATGTCGTTGACCGGAGACCGATTTACTACGGGTTTATCAATGTTTCCTTCGCTGGCTACGCGAACGAAGGAGCCAACGGCGACATACTGAACTATCTGAATTAAGGAGGGACATAGAAATGTCAGAATATCTTCACGGCGCGTATGGCCAGATCAATGCCGTCGGTTCGAAAGTGTCCGACGAAGGACAGAGCGCCATTGTCTATGTCGGAACCGCACCGGTGCATACCGTGGCCGGCGGAGCCGATAATGTAAACAAGCCGGTTCTTGTGAGCAACATTGCGGAGGCAAGAAAGCTCTTCGGATATTCCGATGACTTTGCCTCCTACACTCTCTGCGAGGCAATGCATGTTCACTTCGACATCAAGGGTGTAGGCCCGCTGGTCCTCATCAATGTTCTTGACCCGGCAAAGGTAAAGAGCAGCGAGAGCGGAAGCATCTCCAAGACTCCGGAGAATGGCCGCATCACGATTCCGGCCGCAGAGTCCATCATCCTTGACAGCGTGGTCATCAAGACGACCGGAAGCTCTGCGACGACCAAGGTTCTCGGAACGGACTACACGATTGCGTACAGCCCGGACAAGAAGACCATCACCATCGACGAGGTAAAGTCCGGATCTCTCGGAACGGCCGCGCTGACGATCACTTACAGCTCCGTTGACCCGTCCAAGGTAACGGAAGAAGACATCATCGGATCTTCCGACGGCGAGGGACTGAACACCGGCCTGTTCGCGATGAAGGACGTATATCAGGTTACGGGATATATTCCGGCTTATCTGGTATGCCCTGGCTTCTCTTCCATTCCGGCCGTCCACGGCGCGATGTATTCCAACACTGTCAAGATCAACGGGCACTGGGATGCATGGATGTTCACGGACCTGCCGATTACCAGCGACGGCGAGACAGTCAACCTGTCCGGCGCTGCTAAGCTGAAGAGCGCAAACGGCTACACCAAGGAAAACGAGACGGTTTCCTTCCCGATTGTCGAAGGAACCGACGGGAAGAAGTACCATCTTTCCGTGCTGCGCGCGGCGAACTTCCAGGAACTCATGATCGAGTCCGAAGGAGTGCCGTATCACTCCGCATCAAACACCGACTGCCCACTCATCGAGAATATCTACCTTGGAGAGAGCAGCAAGGGAAGAGTCTACGACGATCAGATCATCAACGAGAAGCTGTGCAAGAACGGAATCGCATCCGCGGCTTATACGGCCGGCAGATGGGCGCTCTGGGGCGCACATGCCGCAGACTACAACCAGGACAACGCGACGCAGATCAACGTGGCCGAGACGACCCGCATGATGCTGTACTACCTGTCCAACGACTTCCAGCACAGAAGATCCAGCGACGTTGACCAGCCGCTCACTCCGAACGATATCCGTATGATCGCGGCGGAAGAGCAGACGAGACTGGATGCGCTTGTTGCGATGGGCGCGCTGACTTATGGCGAAGTCAAGCTCAATGCTTCGGCTGACGCGAAGAGCGACGCGCTGATGGGAGACTGGTCCTTCAGCTTCTCCATCACGACGACTCCGCTCGCGAAGTCCCTCACCGCAAAGATCACCTGGACGGATGACGGATTCGTCACCTACTTTGAGAGCGCAGGCAGCGCTTCTGACTGAGCCCGAGAGATAAGGAGGGAAAAGCACTATGCCGAGCAAAGTTTATAACAACGTCGAGGACCATCGTCTCCTTGATGGCAAGACGGTTGTCGAGGATGTAACCAAGGTGTCTCTTCCGGAGATCAAGAACTCTACGACTTCCATCAAGTCCGTTGCCGGAATGATCGCAGACATCGACATGCCGGAGCTGACGCATTTCGACGCGATGAAATATTCCATTGCGCACAACAACGGTGCAAATTCCAAGGTGCTTGCTGTTCCGGGCAAGCACTCCCATGAATTCCGTACCGTCCGGCAGAGATACAACGTCAAGTCCGGAAACATTGAGCATGAGGCAGTCAAGTACCGTCTGATCGGTGTCCATGCAAGCACCAACAAGGGAGATATCGAGACCGGGAACCCGTATGGCTCCACGGATGAATACTCTCTTCTCCGGTACGAGGAGCTGGTCAACGGAAAGCAGACGATTTTGATCGACCTGATGAACGGAATCATCAGAGTCAACGGGAAGAACTACACGGATGCTGTTCAGAACATGCTGAAGTGATGCAGAGCCGGGGAGGGAAACCTTCCCGGCGCATTTTATGAAAGGGACGCATGGAAGAGAAAAAGGAAATGCAGGCTGCGGAAGCCAGGCAGGAAGAGACGAAGGAAGTCGAAGATAAGGCGGCTCGCGCAAAGGAACTGGCCGAGAAGCTGAAAGCGGAGGCTGCGGAGAGAAAAGCGCGCGCGGAAGCTGCGGCCGCGGCAGTTGCGGAGGGGAAAGGCATTCTGACACTCGAAACGCCAATCATTGTAGGCGAAGACGAGGTGACAAAGCTCGCATATGATTTCACGAAAATCACCGGGCTTGAATATGCCGATGCCCTGGACAGCAGCCCGAATTCTTTGAATGTTTACTCCATCACGACGAGGCAGGCGCTTGCCCTGTTCGCGACGGCAGCCGCAAAGGCAACGCCGGAACTGGACATGAAAGACATCGTTGAGAACATCGGAGCGACCGATGCTCTGGAGGGCGTGCAGCTGGCAACACTTTTTTTCAACGCTTCAACGCGGGCGGGCCGAATGCGTATCTCGAAAAAGTAATCGAGGCAGGCATGGTAACGCACACTTCCATTGTGGACCTGATGGGGCTGAACATTTCCGGATTCACGCGGGTCTACGGGACTATCGCCCGCGTTCTTGACAAATGGAAGGGGTCTGACTGATGGAGATCACATATGAGGGAAGCGAGATCACAGACCTTGTGACGACGAAATCATGCGTGGTCCATGATACCTGCGGGGAGAGATGCGACAGCATTGAGATCGTGTTCGAGAATGCGGCCGGATGGTACAGCTGGGGGCCGAAGGAAGATGACCAGATCCGCATCACCGAAGGAGCGTATGACAGCGGAATCATGTATGTCAATACGATTCTCCCGAAAGACGGGAGATTCCGTAT